AATAGCGTGGGTGTCTCACACATCTAGGTCGATTACGCCATCACTCAGTGAACAGCTACTTTTGGAACGCTATTACCCCCTAAATTTCAAAATCTTGGTTTAAATAATTCTTTTAAAGCTTTATATCTTTCTGTTTCTATGTGTCTTAAATGTTCTGGTGGTTGACGGTTAGTTTCGTAATCACGTTTACCACAAGTTTCACACTCTAAAACATTATCAAGAGTGCCTAATCCGTTAACACTAAAGCTATTAGACCAATTACATTTATTATTATTACAAGTTACTTCCGACATATAAACCTCCACAGTTTAATTAAATCAGCTTCTAAGCTTTCTAGCATAAGCTGTATATTTTTTAATTCTTCTTTCACTAACTAGCCCTTTTACTTCTAGCTAGTTCACTTAGTTCTATGTAGTTTTTTACTACCATCTCTACCTGTATAAAGGCGGTGTAGTTGGCTAAGTGCTCCTGAACGTTATCAGGGTTCTCACTCGCGTTGACTACCCTTTTTAATAGCCTAAGTGATACTTCTAATTCTCTAGCTAAATCTCTATCCATAATTTACTCCTTATAAGTTAAAAGTAAACTATAGTAAACATCACGCTGAAGGTATAGGATAGTCATAATCTTTTATATCAAGTTCAAAGTGGTCTATTTGTCTAGCAAATAAGGTAGTAGTATCCATATCTGGATTCATGTATACATCGTTACTACGGGTTTCTTCGAGTTTAACTCTTCTTACTATCTTTTCCATTCTACCTTCACCAGCTTTTATTAAAGCCTCATCGTATGAACGTGCTTTAACGGGGTGTATATCTACTTCTATAGAGGTAAAAGGTACATAGTATGTGTTAAGATCTGGGTTGTCGCTAACTAATGTTAGCTTGGGTTTGTCTTTCATTTATGCTCCTATAGTAAAAAGGCAGTTTATGGTTGGTAGGCGTAAACTGCCAAAATGCCTTGCAAATATTGGCTTTGTTGTTTTAAGTCTGTACAAACCTCCACGCTCGTGGGAAAATCGGACTAGTTACTAACTAACTAAGGTAATTAAACCTTACATCCTTAACATAGTAAAGCCTACTCATACGCTCCTAATAACCAAAATACCAATAGGTATCTGTCACCTTTACCGACCTTTAGTCCACGGTGCATGTGAGTAAAACTAGGAAAAAATAAAGCATGTCCTCTAGGTAAAGGGGGTACAACGCCTCTACCATGAAACTCAGTACCTCCGCCTTCATAGTCACCAGTATTTAAAGGTACTACTACCGATATATCAGCACTGGCGTCATGGTGCCATTCGCCTTGTTCTCTTTTGGCTAGATTATAGTTAGCTAATTGTATTGAATTTATTTTTAAACTGTAACGTTGCCACACTGCGGTAAATAAAGGGTTCATATGGTTAAGTACCACGCTGTGTAAATTAGAACTAAGTTGCGGGATGTTATCTTGTAGAGTTACCTCAGGTATCTGACGTAATTCATCCTCGTCATCGTTTTCGGTAAACCCTAAATAATGTTCGATGTTTTTTATTTCATCTAACATCATATCACAGAAATCTTCCGTGAATAAAGGCACGGAGTAAACGTCAGGTAATTCTTCTTTTATATATTCTTGTAAAGGTATTTTTAATTCTTTTGTGCCGTCACTGTTATGGAAATCTACAATATCAGTTTCAGCGTCTTGTAGTATAGCTAACGTGGTTTTGTCTATCATCCAGTCAGATTGTATGGCTAACATTGTATTTTTAATTCTGTATGGTTTTGACCTATCCATTTTACTCCTTAATGTAGTATGGGTAATTTAGTTTCTTCATCTAACTCCCCCACTATTTCTATGTTTAATACGCTTGCTTCTTCACTAGCTTCTTGATAAGTGTTAGCAAAAATAAACGGTCCAGGGAACGTTTTTTCCTCACCTGATAAACTAGTTACAGTAAAAGTAGTAATAAAGATTTTAGTGTTTTCTTTTAACATTTTTTATTTCTGTCACATTCTTTAATTTACTGATATCCCGTTCTTTATTAAATATTTTATCCCAGTTATCTGAGTATTTTTTAGAATCTTCAGGGCGTCTTTTACTGCCCTTACCACCGTGCCATTTATTTGACATTTAGATATTTTCTCGCAAGTTTATCAGCTTTACGTTGTAAAGACCAAGACAGATATTTAGTTACCCAGTTGTTAAGTATTCTTTTCAATTTCATCTTCTACTTCACCTTCAATGATTTTACCAGCAGGCAGTACTCCACCTGTGTCGTAATATAGTTGTTTCATACGTTCTAATACTTCTTCTTTTGACATAGTATCTACTCTATTTACAGTCAACTCACTACGATTAACATAAAGTCCTGCTGCTTTACCTCTTGCCACTTCCGCAGTTACCGCAGCAGACCAAGCACCATTACGCATAGCTCCTTCTCTAATATCTTTTAAATCAGTTAAATGAGTACTAAGATTGAGCTCTACTTTTTTGGCTGCTTTTTCTTGTAATGCGCCAATACGTTGTTTTACCATAGGGTTTGAATCAGAGTCAAGGGTGTATCCAGCTCTTGTTGCATTTTTCTCGCTGTACCCTGCATCTATGGCTGCGTCTTTTTTAGACATACCTTTAGCTACGTTCTGAGCGTACTTTTCTTGCTTTGGCGTCAATTTTTTCTTTGTGTTTGGCATAGTATATCCTTTGCGTTGCTCTATTTAATTCAACGTAGTCTTCATTTTCTCTTCTTTTACGATACAACTGAGTTTCGTAGCTTGTGTTGTGGTTTTCATTGTAAGATTCTTTAAAAATATTAAGTCCATCTATAACTACCCTGTTTTCATGTTCAGCTCTGTCTATTAAATACTTATCATGATTCGCTTCAGCTATAGCAAAAATCTCTGGATCTACATGGTAATCATCATTACACCAACGATCGGTACCACCTACAAAACATTCATCTTTTTTAACTGAACTTTCGCTTACCATACCTCTAGGTCCACCAGCCCAATCTAAAGAAGCATAAACTTTTTTACACTCTTCTGACCTTCTAAGACTTGAAACTTTTATAGAACACTTTGAACTGCAAAATTTAGTTCTTTGTCCTGGTAAGGGGTTATCACACTTTGGTGCTGAGCAACGTAAGTATGAAACTCGTTCAGTCATAATATCACCTACTCCTCCATATTCTTAGTATCTTTTTACCTTCATGATTTATTATACTACGAGTGACCAACACTTTGTCATTCCGTTTACCGTATACACTAGCAGCACCACGGACTCTTTTTAATTCAGCAGGATCTTGGGTGTCTATATCCATATGGTCACCTATCTCTAGTTTGTAGAAATAATAAACCTGAGGAGCACTTTCAGCTCTGTCTGGTATAGGTATTTGAATATTATCTTCCATTGACAAGTAGATTCCCACCCTTCCAAAAATATCCTTCTAACTCACTAGTGTGTGGTCTAGTAAAAACATATATGGTTTCTGGGTTGTATCTTTGGTCAATTAAATTACAACAACCTTCTACTTCTTTTTCTTCAGCACAAAGAATCTCAGCTCTGTTATCTAAAGACTTAGAACCATAACTTACTACCCAATGTTTTTCATTTTTATCCATTTATTTACTCCTGATAAATAGTATATAAATATATTACCTACTGAATATAAATTAGTAAAGTAAAATCTTATGTTAATTTTAAAGGCTCGAGCCGTTTTGATTTATAAACTAAGGGTTTTATACCTTTTACTTTAATCAAGGGCTTAAAACGGCTCACATTACGCCTAAAATTAGGATCCTTTAGTTATATACCCTAGCTTTATATCGTACTTTATATCATTAAGAGTCAGTACGCCTTTATCTAAAACTTTTTGAATAGTGGGTTTACCTTCGTAGTGTTTGAGCCTGTCTTTATTCTTTTGACTCATAGGTACTTTATCAGTTCTGGTTAATATAAGACTAGTGTCGTGTGGGTCACGACCACGGACAGTCTTACAATAATTATTAGGTTTTGGTATATCTACCTTATGGTTTTTGTATAGGTTTTTCATATCATCCTCGGTGTAGGGTACTGCTTTTTTCATCAGTACTTTATATAAATCAATTTGTCCACACTTAGCTGTTTTAAATTTCTTTTTCTTACCTGTGTGAACTTTATACCAACGCTCAGCTTGGTGAATATGTAAAGGAGGAG